AGGCGGGGTTTGAGGTGTTCATGAATATGGCACCAGATGGCCCCGCCGATTTTATTGTTTGGGATGGTACTACGGCATACCCTATTGATACAAAGAAATTAAGTCGCTACATGAGGAAGGATGGAACGGCCTCATATACCGGTTCAAAGGTAAAACAACATCCAAATGTGTATTACTTGGGTTGGTGTCAACACGATGGCTTCATGTGGCTATCCCACACGGTCCCAGAAGCGCTGTTAAATGCTATTTAGGTACAATCTACTTCATCAATGAAACCATGCCGCTCTTGCGGCGTAGAGAAGCAATTAAGTGAGTTCTATAAAAAGGGGACTGGTCGCACTGCTCATTGCATTGAATGCACAAGATTAAGAGTCAGGTCCGAAGAACACAGAGCTTATCAACGTCGCTATCAAAAAGAAAATACTTCAACGGAGCAAGCAATGCTCAACAGAAGCAAGAGCCGAGCCAGAAAAAAAGGGTTCGAGCATAACATTACAATAGAAGATATTAAGATTCCAAATACGTGTCCATTGCTAGGAATACAACTAATAAAAGGAAGAGATGGCGTCCATCCTAACTCGCCAACGCTTGACAGAATCGACTCTACGAAAGGGTACGTCAAGGGAAACGTCTGGGTAATTTCATACAAAGCTAATACAATAAAATCAGATGCAACACCAGAAGAACTCCTTACAATCGCAACAAGACTCTCTAAGTTTATTGCAGAGCGATTTTAAATTATTTCTCCAAGCAATTTGGGCACAACTTGACTTACCATCACCAACACGTGCTCAGTACGCAATTGCTGATTACCTACAGTACGGTCCAAAACGACTGATGGTGCAAGCATTTCGTGGAGTCGGGAAGTCGTGGATTACAGCTGCTTTTGTTCTTTGGACCTTATTCAAAGATAACGACAAGAAAGTAATGGTAATTAGTGCCAGTAAAGAACGTGCCGACAACTTCAGTATTTTTTGTCAGAAGTTAATCATTGAGACTCCTTGGTTACATCATATGCAACCTAAAGCAGACACAGCTCGGTGGTCTCGCATTAGTTTTGATATTAACTGTGCTCCTCACCAAGCACCATCAGTTAAAAGTGTAGGCGTGACTGGTCAGTTGACTGGTTCTCGTGCTGATCTAATGATTCTTGATGACGTTGAAGTGCCGTCCAATAGTCTTACAGAAATGATGCGAGAGAAACTCTTGCAGCTTTGTACAGAAGCGGAGTCCATCCTGACACCCAAGAAGGACTCACGCATTATGTACCTTGGCACCCCTCAGACTACCTTTACTATTTACCGTCGTCTAGCAGAACGTAACTATCGTCCATTTATTTGGCCTGCCCGTTACCCCCGTAAGGACAAGCTCAGTCAATACGAGAACCTGCTAGCACCACAGATCGTAGAAGACATCGAGATGGGTGCAGAGGAATGGACACCCACTGACTCTGATCGCTTCACCAGTGATGACCTGTTGGAACGGGAAGCAGCCATGGGTCGTAGCAACTTCATGTTGCAGTTCATGCTTGATACCACGTTGAGCGATGCAGAAAAGTTCCCACTTAAGTTCTCAGACCTCATCATTACCTCCGTTAACCCAACTCAAGCGCCGGATGCTGCTGTGTGGTGCAGTGACCCTCGTAATGTGCTCAAAGATTTGCCTACGGTTGGCCTACCGGGTGATTACTTCTACTCCCCGATGCAACTCCAAGGAGATTGGGGTCCGTACACAGAGACCATCTGCTCCGTAGATCCATCTGGTCGTGGTAGTGACGAGACAGCAGCAACCTATATCTCACAGAAGAATGGCTTCCTGTATGTCCATGAAGTGCGTGCATACAGAGATGGTTACAGCGACAACACCCTTCTTGATATCCTCAGAGGTTGCAAGAAGTACAACGTTACCAAACTCTTAATTGAGACCAACTTTGGTGATGGCATCGTGGCAGAGCTGTTCAAAAAACACCTGCAACAAACCAAGCAAGCCATTGATGTGGAAGAGGTCCGAGCCAATGTCCGCAAGGAAGACCGCATCATTGATGCTCTTGAACCCGTCATGAACCAACACCGGCTCATCATTGATAAGTCGGTCGTGGAATGGGATTACAACTCCAATAAAGACGCAGCACCAGAAGAACGTCTTCTCTACATGCTCTTCTACCAGATGTCTCGGATGTGTCGGGAAAAGGGAGCAGTCAAACATGACGACAGATTGGACAGCCTGGCTCAAGGTGTCAAATACTTCACTGATGCCATGTCCATCTCTGCCTATGAGACTGTCAAGCAACGTCGAATGGAAGACTGGCAAGACCTGCTGGAAGCATTCATTGATAACCCTCAAACTGCTACCGATCACCTTGTGATGGGCTTCTCCCTAGACCAACGAAGACAAGCCAGAGGCGGGTCTAAAGGAAGACAAACACCAACTTGGGTTTAATCGCTCAACTCCGTTCTCCTGCAATGGATTTGGCAGATCCGACATCTATAAGGGGGGATGGAAGGGTGGACCGGAACCCCTTAGGGGGGAAGACCAACATCATTAGATGTTAGTCCTCCCCTTTTTACTGTTAGTACTGATGTGCGATGGAAGCACATCCCGATTGTACTATTAGTACAGATCCAACCACTCTTCTAACCACCTCCTCACCACCTTTCTAAAAGACTGGTGATGGATGATACAGATGGTCAATGAGTGACCAACAGATCATCATGCACCAACTATATAGAACAGAGCAGTTAGAAGAAGAATAAGACCCACTCCTAACTCACCCTTCTAAAGAGTTTAGTGCCGGTAGAGAAGTGATGACCGATGAGTGGTCATCCAGTCTCTACATGCACTAACTACCTATAACCACCAATTACAGTCTACCCAGTGCTTCATAACGTTCAGCTTGTACACATCACTCCTGATGCAGAAGATCTTATTGCTTACATGGCAAGAGTATCTAATCCAGCTAATCAATCCAACACTCAGACAAGTGCTAGGTTGATTCGATATCTCATTGATCATCAACACTGGTCTCCATTTGAAATGGTGAACATGTGTGTGTCTATTGAGACAACAAGGAGTATTGCAGCACAAATCCTTCGGCATAGAAGCTTTAGCTTTCAAGAGTTTAGTCAACGGTATGCAACCGTAGAGAAACAAGCCGGGATACCAGAGCTACGTAGACAAGATACTAAGAACAGACAAAACAGTATTGATGACCTGGATGAGGTACTGAAGAAACACTTCCAATTCAGGATTGGTAGTCTTTACTCAGATTGTTACGGTCTCTACAAAGAACTGGTAGCAGCCGGGGTAGCTAAGGAGTGTGCAAGAGAAGTATTACCAATGGCAGCTCCAACTAAGTTATACATGAATGGTTCAATCAGGTCTTGGTTACATTACTGTGATCTGAGAACAGCTCATGGTACTCAGAAAGAACATGCAGTGATTGCTGCACAAGTTCAAGACCTGTTGCATCAGTTCTTACCTAATGTTAGCGAAGCAATGTGGAACAAGAACTTAAGTTAGAAGAGTTTAGAACCTTGTACAGGTACTATCGACGGTATATTCGTGTCTTTGATTACCTGTTGCTTGGTTTCTTGGTGTGGATTGAAAGTAAAGTCATTCTTCAACGGGTCTCCAATACGATAGATCAGGCATTAGAAGAGTACGTCGTACCACCAATGCCTGATATGGTGACTCCAATCTACACAGAAAAGCCGTTATCCACTTCTACAAGACTTCCTGAGATGCGTCTAACGGCTCCTTGGTATAATGTGACGGACGATAAGAAATAGACGTCTTACAGGCGATCCTGGAGTGAGCTCTCAAGAAGGTATGCAATCAGGTTGCTTAGACTTCTTCCTTCTTTGTCACTCTGTTTGTCGAGTGTTTGTCGTAATGACCAAGGAATGGTGATGGTTACACGGCTTGGCTTACGTGTTAATGGTGTTGTGAAACGAGACAAACCTTGCTGATTGCTTGGTTGTCGTGAAAATGAAGCCATCAGCTCAATCCTCGGTTGAGTTGGTCACGGGTCAGGTAGTTACAGCTACGCTGGCCCACCCCATTATACCTGGATGAATTTTTGGCAGAAATTTCACAAGGGTATTACGTCTGGGGAAGGGCGCAGTTACCCCCGGTGGGGGTCGTCTTCCTGGGTCTATGGTCGCCACTAGATAGGAAATCGAGTGCTGTTGTGTATCATTGCGCTACCAAACAGGTGCTGTCGTGCACCGCAGGTACGGCTTATTGAGAATGGTTTGCAATAACAGGCATATGTCATGTGAAAACATCTGTCTGGCCTTCCCTTGATACGGATTCGTAACACCAGTCATACCAATGGATCTCAGCGATTGCCCTCCAGATTGTGACAGATTATTACAGCTTGAGCACCACCTATCCACATTGGCGGCTATACTGCACCCAGGCGATGCGAACCAGCGCGAATGCTGGGTAGATCCACCGCCTAACCATGTGCCAACCCACAAAGCTGCACATGTGCATCGACGACCTATCCACCTTTGGATAGAATCACACCAGCACATCGACAACTGAAGACAGCACCGTTACTGGGGCAACCAGTGGTGACGACTAGCGGCATGGGTATCTGACCGCGAATCGGTGCACAAGCAGTAGCAAGCGGAGCAACACGCATTGTTTGATCATTGCACTTCGCCTTCTGTCCACATTGGCAGGAAGGCTTTCTGCAGTGTTCTTCACTGCTCCACCTGAACAGCACACCATGTTCACCTTTGCACAGATCAGGAGCGCACTTAATGAGTGCACCAACTACGACATGCAGAAGACCATCGACGAAGACGGGGAATGGGCGTTCGCACTAATTGATCCATTCGGTGATCAAGACGGCGACTTGTTCCACGACCTAGAGAGCGTTGTTGATTACATCAGCAACAACGAACAGGTTGATGAGTATCTTTCTGAACTGGTTACAGCCTGATGTCTACACTTTCCCATCCTTTGGTGATGGGTTTCTGTAGCCTTCACTGAGCTACTTCTTCTGTCCACCCTGGTACGCACAATGACCATCGAGTTCAGCAACACTACAGCTCCGAAGATCAAGACCACTCAGCCAATGAATGGAATTGATATTCAAGAGATCATCAAGATGGCGCCTGGTTGGGCCTGGTCTATTGAGACTGGGTACAACGAAGGACGCATCAAGTGCAAATTCCCAGGACGCACACAGCGTGCACAATCCTTTGGGTATGACCACTCACTGAACACACAGGAGAATCACTTCAACGCTGCTTGGCAATACCTGCTCAAGCAAGTGCCGGAGATCAATGGTTCTTTCAAGCTTGTTGGCTGTATGGCCAATGAGAATGGTTACGTGTTCACATTCCTTTGACTCTCTCCCATTGCCCTTTCTATCCACCTTCGTATGTGGACAGATGGGCTTTCTGAGGGACTCACCCCTCATTGACACATGATCCACCTTCTACCAGTTCCACCACTGATTGCACTAGCAATCTCCTTTTACCTTCTCCACCGCTAACAAACCATGGACGCACGTCAAGTGTTTAAGAAGCTTGGTATCTTCGCTGCTGCTTGTGGTGTCTATTCTTTAGCGACTGTTGGTTGTCTATCAGCCACAGCTGCCATGTCTAGACACCTGTCATATATTGGCTGTGTTGAAGAAGCCAAACTATCACTGATTGATGATGCCTATTGCATGTATCGTCAGTGATATCAATAGACACGGGATAACACCCGTGTTTTTTTGTGCCCACCTTTGTTCACAATCATCAAACCAGGGACGCAGTTTATGACTCCAAACATCTCTGCCATCTTGACTGAGTGTATTGAACGTGGAGTAGCTGCTGGGCTACGTCGACATGACTCTGAGAATGTCTTACTACAACAGGACATTGAGAACTCCATCTGGTTAGAGATTGACTCCCTATTTAAGTTTGATCATGGGGACACGTAATCCTATTTTCCTCTCATCAGACTATATGGCTGTGTTACAGGAATTCATTTGTGTAGCAGCCAGTGGCCAGGTGTTCCACGTCATGGCCGCCGATTCAGATCGAGTCATTTTGGCTTGTTGTGAATTGTCCGGTGCTCAGTTATCTACACAAACTATCCAAGTCTTTAGATCTGATGAGTGGTAAGAAGTCGTATTATCCCAATAACTGGCAAGAATACAAAGACGCAGAAGACAGTGACTTCATTCCTCACACCTTTGAAGAAGTGATGTCTTGGAAGGTTGGAGGATGGGAGTTACCGAGTTCTGTATGTTGCATCATTCGTGCAACAAACCTAAAGACCAAAAAGGTCAAAGAGTACGTGTATCAAAAGCATCACGCAGCTCAGGCCAAGGTCAACGAACTGATCAACACACCAGACATTGAGTTCACGGTTGCTGATCACGACTCTATTCACCACCTATTTCCACCACCGACTGATGAGTGAAACCACCTTCGAGCGACGGCTTGCTCAGCTGAAAGAGCAGCTTATGCAGCATCCGCATAGGCTTGAGCTATTGCAACTGGCCCACGACCAACTCATGGACGATACAGATGTACTACATTCCATCTGCAGCCAAGACCTCGTGGAGGCCCATTAGTGACGCTTATCAGTTTCGGACGCCTATATGTGGGGCTAGATGATGCAAGCTTCCAGCACATATGGCGTAGCGCCACTGCATGGACTGTCCACTTTGGCAGGGTTCGCATAGAATGGGACTGTACCCACCAACAGGTTCATGGACCCATTACGGAGGACTCGCACTAATCCAGACATAGAGCGGATGCTTCGGGTCATGGACTTATTGAGGGTACTTGACCGTGAAGTTCCAGCTCAAGTCTTGTCGTGCTTGTTCTACATCGCAAGCCATGATGGCTGCCACAAAACAGCAATGGAAGAGGACTTAGGACTCACCACTGCTAGTAGCAGTCGCAACATCGACAGACTCACCAAACAACACCGTTTGGGTAAGCCTGGGATGGATCTCATCAGCAAGGAGGTAGACCCAACCAACAAGAAGAGGCTAACGCTTCACTTGAACCAACGAGGCCACGATTTAGTCCGACAAATCGAATCTATCCTCTATGGATAAACGAACTCAGCGTATCCTTGACCGCATCCCCAAGAAAACGTCAATCAAGACGTTTAGTCAGGCGTTTAATCATGCCATGACACAACAATGGGATTCAAGGACAAGCAACGGTCAGAATGTTCTCCGACATTCCCGCCAGTTTGAACATCTTGCTGGTGATCCGAACCTAGCGGTGATGAACTCACCGTTCATTCATGCCGTCGTAGAAGACGCTATGGATAGCTGGGAGTGGTCTCCGGGATCGGCTAATCGTTTCATCTCAACGATCAGCATGACCCTCAAGATCGCAGCCAGGGACGGGTACATCCAAGGAGTTCCTGTCATCAAGCGGTTTAAGGAAGGTGAAGGACGTACCAACTGGTACACACAACAGCAGCTTCAAAAGCTGGTTAACTTTGCGCGTGAGCGTGGAGACTTTGAATTAGCAGACTTGATTCTTGTCGCCGTTTATACGGGTGCACGGCAAGCTGAGATCCGCAGGTTCAAGGTACGTGATGTTGACTTCAGGCCCCAGCAACCAGTGATACACATTGGTGGCACACCTGATTCTGTGACCAAGGCCAAGAACTACCGACAGGTAGGGATCAACGACAAGATCACTGAACTGCTCCAACGTCGGATGCAAGGACGTGATCCGATGGATCTGGTCTTTGGTGATACATGGATTAACCGCCAGCTCATCAACCGTCACTTCAACAAAGTGAGGGACAAGATGATCCGAATTGATCCGTACATCAACGAGTCCTACTGCTTCCATACGTTGCGTCACACCTATGGGACGTGGCAGATCGCGGCAGGAACTCCGTTGATGCACGTCAAGGCGGCTATGGGTCACAAGCGAGTGGAGACCACAGAGCGGTACGTCCATAACACACAGGCGTCCGTTCTGACGACAGCGAGGAACATCTAAAGTCCATCTACCCATGGTGCGTTTTCTCTGCTATGGTGATTTCACAGGGCAGATCTCAGGGATGAGATCGGCTGGAATCCCTGTGGGAGCGTGCCGGAATTGGTAGACGGACTCGACTCAAAATGTGACGTCCACGCCTATCCACTTATCACACTCATCAGGGCCAAACGGCCCTTTTTTATTGGGTCTCGCGGTTGTCCACGTCCGTATGTGGATAGATGAGTATCG